GATGGTGATGGTATCGAGCATGGAGATTCCTATAGAATGTGGGGGCGGTACAAACCCCGCCCCCACATGGCCATCAGGTTAGGTTTCAGCGACCGTTGAACTGGTCGGCCGATTGATGGCAACCGTTGCCGTCACCACGGCAGACGCACCGGATGCCGCTGCCGAGACAACAGCATTCGAGAGGCGCTTAGCCGTCAGAGCGGCCACGGCAAGGCCGGACGTGATTCCGAGCGCCGCCGCCGCCGCAAAGGACGTTGCGGATGCCTTCTTCACGACGGCATTGCCCGAGATCTGATACCAGCCGTACTGGCTGGCCACGTTCGCGGACATGGCGATGGCCAAAGGCCGCGCTGTACCGCCCGTAACGCTTGCAAGCGCCGTCTGGTACCCGGCCGCGTCGTAGGTAACGCCGTGACCAGCCACCGTATTGGCGACGCCAAGCAGATAGATGAACTCTCCCTCGCCGTACGTCGGATCCTGTGCACGAACAATCGTGCCGAGCGGATGACGTTTGGTGGTAGAGGTCTCTGCGATCGGCTGGGCGCCGATCCTGCCGTCAACAAAGCTGTAAGCCATGCTTTTTCTCCTTTGCTGGCTGGATCAGGCGCAGATCACGAACTGCAACGACGCATTCGACAGCGTGAGGTTTCCCATCCAATACAGCGGGATCACCGTTGCATCCTGGTTGACAGCGCTCTTGCGGTCGAGGGTGACGAAGTTGCGATCAGCGGCGGGACGGAAATACAGATAATCCGTATTCAAACCGTACATCCGCGTTGCTGCACAGTTAGCGTCATAGATCACGTCGGCGCCCTTGTACTTGTAGGACTGGAAGCCGCCATCCGCCGTGTTGGCCTGCGTGAACCGCTGCTGCGGCTGCAGGCTCTCCTCGTAATACGTGAAGTAGGTCGAGCCGGCGACGATGAGGTCCACCGCATCCGTGCCGCGCACGGTGTTGAGGTAGGACAAGTTCATCGCATGCTGGATTGTGGTTGACGACGCCGTAACACCAAGCGTCGAGAAGTCATAATACTGGTTCGCCCACCACGAGTTCGAAGCGCGATCAATACCGCCCACCGTGCCCGATGTCGGAAGATCAGAAATGAGATGCTGAAGACCGCCGATGGCTTTGCCGCCGTTCTCCGTATTGGAGTAGAACAGCGCCGCACCGACTGCGTTCTGCATCGACTTCTCCGCAACCATGATGCGCGCCTTGATCAGGTTGTGCATCGCCTGCTTGCCCGAGTTCTGCACCTCTTCAAGGCCAGAAATCGTGACGTTGCAGTTCAGCTGCTTCCAATCGAACTGAGCGGTCGTGAGAACGTCAGACGCGGCGACATTCAACGTCTCATAGCCACTGTACCAGAGAATTGTTCCGTTGTCTGCATACATGAGGTTTTCCAGCAGCTTAACGCCGCCGGAAGCCGGTGTCGCATTGCCCTTCTTGTTGAGACGCTGAAGGAGCGGAACGTGATTGAGAACATTGTCACGAAGAGTGTCCGAGTAGTTGTCAATCGTCGTAGTCAGGATCTCTGAATACGAACTGTTAGGAGCTGCCATCTGGAATCCCTTTCATGGATTCTTCAGAGGCCGGCCTTGCTCATTGCTGTTTCAATGGCAGAGTCGAGAGTGTTTGCACGAGGCTTGGACGTTGCGGCATTCGCGGCGGGTTTGACCGCTGCTGCCCGCTTCGCCCGTTCGGCATTGGCACGCTTTTCCTGCTCCGATGCCCGCTTCTGCGCTTCCTGTTCGATGAAGGATTGCCGCAGATCGGGCCGCGCCCAGACCGCCATGTCGTAGGCTTTCTGGAGCTTGTCAGGCCCGTCCGGTAGCTTTACCAGATCGGGGTCGGTGTCCATAAGCGCTCCCATATGACGCTGTACGGCGTCGAAATGGGGGTACTTGAGTTGCCCGGTGTCATCGTCAATGGCGCTCCGAAATTCGGAGATGGCCGATTGGATCGACTGCACCTGCGTCGCGTAAGTGCGCTGCTGGTTTTGCTGCCTCGAACTCAACTCTTCGTCACGCCACTGCTTCAGCGCAGCAAGCTCGGCCTCTAGGGCTGAAACTTTTGGATCCCTCAGAAGCGCCTCGATGTCCTCTTCGGGCTTCTTCGGATCCTGCTGATTGGCCTGGGGCAGTCCGAGCATGTCGGGCGTAACGCGAAGGTTCTGCATTGCCCATTTCAGATACTCGACTGGCTTCTGAGTAGCGAAGCGCTGGAGCCCGAGCAGATAGTGCATGACACCCTGCTCATCGGTTCCCGCCTGCGCCATCTGCTGCCGGTCGGCATCGGTGAAAAGGCCGCGAACGCCGTCCGCGAATTTCGCCTTGTCGGATAGCTCCTGTGACTTGCGCGTGAAGCCCGCTTCAAGGTTCTTGGCGAGCTTGGTGACGATACCCTTGGCATCGTCCGGCAACCCGGCGAACGCACTCCGGTCAGCCTCGGACCAATGCTTCGGCGCCTCAAACACTTTGGGCGCCTCATGGGCGCCCGTGTCTTTGTCGCTCTCAAGCTTGTTGGCCTCTTTTGGCTTCGGGGCTTTTTCGCCTCCCGGCTTGTCACCCGCAACCTCGGTCGTATCGACCTCGTTACTCCCGTCATCCGGCTTGTTTTGGACACTTGCCGAAGACCCCTCGTCCGATGCACCGATTGCGGCAGAGATCGCATCGTCGAGAGACTTACCCGCCGTGGCCGCATTGCCCTCGGTAGGGCCGCTGGCGCCGTCAGCTTCTAGAGCCATTTAATGGTCCCTTCTTTCGCTGCTTCACGTGTGGCATTGATCCGCTTGTTTTCGCGGGCAATGATCTCCCCAGGCTTGAAATCACCGCACTGACGAACGCCATGGGTGGCGTTATGGCGGGCAAGCTTGGATCGAGATGAGATGAGCGAGCCGTCAACCGGGCTCACGAATTCCTGGATGTCAGACATGGCGTAATGCGCCGGCCGGGAGTAATCGAACTTATCGACCGATGCTTCCTTCTTCGTCTCGGGGCGCCATTTGCCTTTGCGCTCGTCGTAGACGAGGTTCTTGCCGGTTTTCTTGCATATCTTGGTGCGCATCACTGCACCCTCGGTTGCTGCGCCTTAGCCCGTGCGGCTTGGGCGTCCTGTGCCATCTTCTGTTTGCGGGCCTGAAGGTCCATCACCGCGCCCGCCTGCTGCTGACGCATGTCCTGGGCTCTCTGGGCCTGATCCATCTGCCGATCTTGGGCTTGGGCAATCAGATCGAACTGCCGCTCTTCGCGGTCGGCCGCCATCTGCTCTTGACGTTCCTCGCGCTCGAATTCGCGCTCTTCCTTGGCGGCTGCCATTTCAAACTGAGCTTTCGCCATATCCGTCTGAGCCTTGACGACGGTGGCCTGCGTCTTGACCTGGTTGACCTGCGCGTCACCCTTGGCCTTCTCGACCGCAAGCCCGGTCTGCGTCTTGATCTGCTCAGCCTTGGCTTCGGCAACGGGGTCGGCCTGCGGCTGCGGTGCCGGTCGCTTCGATACGTTGTCGAAGAAGTCGTCAAACGCTTCCTCGAGCTGACGCCCAACCTTGAACGACTTCACCGCAAAAATGCCGAGTTCCTTCATCAGCGGCGCAATCTCTGGCAACTGCATTGCCACTGGAATGGCACGCTCTAAGAACCCCTGCATCGTGCTCAAGAACTCGATGCGGTTCTGCTTCTCCATCTGCTCGTCGGTGTTCACCGTGGCGTCGGTCTCGATATCGACCTTGTAGCCGCGACGGTTGTCCGACTTCAGAATGGACGCGATCTCTTCCCAAGGTACGGACTTGGCGGTCTGCTCGAGTTCCGCCATCTGCTCGGGGCTCGGCTGCGGCATCTGCATCGGTGCCATGCCTGCCATGGGTGGCTGACCAGTGCCATTGAGTGGCGGTCCGCCGTTGGCACCGATGGCCTCCACGCCGGGCTGCGGCTGCTGAGCGGCCTGCTTCTGCTGCTCAAGCATGGCGAGCGTCTGCTTGGCTTGCTCGACCTGCGCCTGCAGCGGCATGTCGATGCCGGACATTTCCTCAAGCTTTTCACGCTCGAAGTGCTCCGCGATGATCTCTGCCTTGATGCGGAACAGGTCACGGATGAAGGTCTGCACCTTGCCCTGGCGCTTCTGAATGCGGAGCGAGCCGAACTGGCCTTTGATCCGTTGGGCCGTGGCCGTCTCATTCGGGTCAGATGCACCGCGGATCACGTCCGAAATGCCCGTCACCTCATAGATCGTCTGTACGAGCTGTGCGCGCTGCTGGTATAGGCCGGCAACCACCTCGATGATCGGCTTCAGATCTTCCGTGGCAAAAACGTTCTTGAGCCCGCCTTTCTCCATGAGGGTGGCGAAGCCCTTGTAGGGCAGGAATTCATTGTCCCCGGCCATGGCGAGGCCGGAAAGCTGGTTGTCCGCTCCTTCCATTGAAGAGTCATAGACGCCGCGGCGCTTCAGGGCGTCGATCAGTCGGAAGAGACGGGTCGTGATGCGGTCAAGCTCTTCGGCCTGGTCCTGATAGAGCGTGTATTCCGGGATCGGGATCAGGCTCGAGGTAGTCTTGACGCTGTAGAGCGGCTCCGGACACGGGAAGAAGTTCTTGAGCTGATAGGGATCGTCGTCAATCCGAAGAATGGTCGGATAGCCCTCGGCTACGTAGACCCTCTGACGCTTGGACTTGTCCCAGATCTCCCAGACGTTCGCGCGCTTGAACGTGTCGTCGTCATCGGCGCAGTCGGTCGGGCGGTCTATGATGGTCGCGTCAAGCGGGACCTTTGCGCCATCCTTTGGAAAATACGTCTTAAGCTCATCGCGGCTGTACTGATGCCGGCGGGCCTTCCACCAGATGTCCGTCTCTTTTCGGCCGGCGGAGGTGCGATAGTCCTTCCAGTAGACGTGCTCGAAGCGGACGCTCTGATCGCTGATGCCGGTTGCGACCGTATCCTCTGCAGCATCGTCGTCTTCTCCTGCGGGCTCTTCCTCAACCTCCGCATCGTAGACAACCCAGCACTGGCCGAGACCCGGAAGCAGCATATCCTCAACAGCGCATTCGATCTGGCTCGATGAATCGTAGCTGTCTGCGCAATAGGACAGGCTGTGCTCGAGCACGATTGAAGCTTGGCGGGCTGCCTTCTCTTCCTTGCCCTTGCGCGGGAAGCGGCGGCGGACATCCGGGTTGCCGATGCCCTGGAAGATGACTGACTTCAGAACCTCAGTGTTAGACCACAGGATGTTGGTCCGGCGCTCGGTCGTGTCCTCGCTCTCGCGCTCGTCTCGATATCTGGCAACGACCCTATCGGCGCGCTTGTGCCACTTGCGGTCACGCTTCTCCGCAGCCTCGAGTTCCGAGTGCCAGAATTTGGCGGAAAGAGGCTGATCACCCTCGGCCTTGGCCCGGGTGTCGTTCACTGCGGATTGTGCCATGGGCTATGCCGTCAAGCGCCTACGAACGGACAAACGTCTCGCAGCGTCAGCGTGCCTGAGCCGTTGTTGGACACGATACGGGTGTTCCAGGTGCGGCCGAGATGATCACCAGCCTCCGTGATGCAGATCGTCACGTGGCGGCCGCCAACACCACTGATTTGGCCGATGGACGTGTTGTAAACGTCATCCGTGAGCGTGAAACTCGTAAGGGATGCAGAGCCCGCCGTAACGCTGCCGGTTCCGATCTGGCGCGTGCCCTTGGTCACTTTGCAGGTTGAGGCCATGGATCTTAGATCCTCTTTCCTAGTTCGTTTCTGTGCTTGAAGGTCTGGTTTACGATCTCGTTCAAGGTGGGCAGGCGAGGGTCGATGGGCTTGGGCGGCGGCTTTGGAAGCGGCCGTGCCCAAGGACGCGACATGCAGCCATAGCGAATTTCGTCGGCCGCGTGGTCTTCAGAATTCGTGTCCAAGTCTTCAGGGTGATCCGGATCATGCTGAAGAACCGGCAGTGTCCTAATTGTGTCAGCGCACGTCGAGAACACGACGTACATTGGATTGCCGTCTTCGTCGCCTTTCAGCCTTGATCGAAGTTGATCCCAGCCGCCCATCGCTCCGCGGGTGCCAACGCGAGTGTTGTCGGCCGGGCGGAACGGTGCGCCAGATGTGAACAGCCTTTCGGCTATCGAAGGCCCGCCATCTTCCTTGAAAGCGCTTGGGTCCAGAACTCCGTAAGAGATCTGCTCTCGAACTGACCGTTCTTTCCCTATTCGCTCATCCCTGGCCGCGGATGTTTCACGTTGGACAATCCCGGCGCCGACTTCTTCGGCCGTCAGCTTGAGGCCGGCGCCGTCCTTATTCGCTCCGTACCACTCGCGGTATCTAACGATGCAGCCGCGCGGTAGCTTTATCTGATCGCCAAATACATTCTCGACTGTGGTCGAGTCCGTTACAACAGCATGCCATCCAACTGAAAATGGCGACGCTGAGCCCCAGTCCATGGACCGGAACCGGAGCCAGTCTTTCGGAACGTGAAACGGCCGGACAACATGCCGAGCCTGGTCCCAGCAATCGAAGAACGCGCCTTCGATGATATTCCAGTCACCTTCGAGCAGCGCCCTGACGATGGTTGCGCTGCCGGCGCTCATAATGCGCTTGTCATAATCCGGATCGTTGCCAACAAGGATCGCGTTATCTCGCAGCCGAGCAGGAATGAACATCCGCTCAAGACCTGTGTCTGGGTCAACGATCAGTTCGTACCCAGCAGGCGCCGGGTCAATGAAGTACTTCTTGACCTCGTTGTGACCAGGACCGCCAGGATTGGCTGCTGAGCGAACCCGCTTGAGCGGCACATGATGCGCGGAACGAAGGCGCGATTTCATGTACTTGTAGCAATAAAGCGTGTGCCACTGGGTCAGCTCGTCCCAGCCGATCCAAGTGTATTGATGCCCTTGGTAGCGCAGAACGTCGTCATTGCGCTCAGCGTAGCGAACCTTTAGCGCTGCACCGTTGGGCCACTTCCAAGTCTTATTCTGGTCGTTCCATGCGGCCCCCGTCTGGGGGTACATTTCCTTCGAGCGTGCGATGAGTTCTTCTAGCTCAGGATACGTCCGCCGAAACAGAACGCCACGCCAAGCCTGGCCATATGTCGGAACGTCCTGAAGGTAGTCTCCGAGCAGGAAATCCGACTTCCCGCCGCCGGCAGCGCCGCCGTAGAAAAGCTCTGGGCACCAGTTAGCTGTGATGGCGTCCGTTTGCGGACCCGGCTGCGGAGCCCACAGCGGTATTGGCAGCGAGTTCTCGTTTTCGTCTCTCAAGCCATTCCTCACGGGTTTCGGCCGGAGGGCGGTCAACGGCGCCATCAACCTTCAGGCTGCCGGTAATCTCGTTCGTAACCTTGTCCCCGTAGACCTTGGGAAGCATCTTCGCGAGGATCCACTTCCTCGTTTCAACGCGGAGCTTCGAACGCTCGACTGCCTCTCGGTTCACAACCTCGACTTCCTGCCCTCCGATCTTGCGAAGCATCCAATCATTGCGGCCGTCGTCAGAAACGTCGAGCAATTCATCAGCGATGCCAAGGTACTGAAGCTCTCTCGCGCGTGCGTAGCGTTCAGAAAAGCCGTCGCGGTTCTCAATGACCCAAAGGCAAACCGTGCTCGCCGCTGGCATGTGACTGGGCTCGCAGATGGACCGCAGGCTCTCGCCGCTAGCTAAGCGAGTGCAAATTTCCATCCCCAGTTCCGGGGTGTATTTCGTGGGTCTCCCCTGCTCAGCCATCTCTTCACCTATCAAGACCCGACCGCCTCCCACCATGGGCTGCGCGATAGTCCCTGTGTTGCAGTTAGGCGAACGTTACGTCGTTCATGCTCGCCCAATTGTTGAAGCCTTGATCGACTGCAAAGGCGTGCTGGGCGCCAGCAAGATCGGGGCAGGTCGTCCCGAGCTTGAAGTTGATCCAGGCGAGCATCCGGCCGTTGAAATCGCCCGGGTCAATCTCGTCCGTATCGAAGACCGCATGCCAATTGGCAACGGGATCCCCGACAGAGACACTTGCGTACTCACGACACGCCTGTTGAACCCCGGAGGTATTGCTCATGCTTGCCCCGAAGAAGAGGCGGACGACCGTACCGCAATAAACACCCGCGACCTACACAGCCTCGCTCGCAACTCCGGCGAGCTATTATTCGCGACCTCAAGGGCGTTCAGATAAACCGTCATCGGCCTCACGTCGTCCCCGAAACGCCGGAAGTATGATCCAGCGGTGACCTCTTTGGGCGGCCCAAGGGGTGCGAAACCAAGCTGGCCCATAGCGGCCACGACCTCTTGGTCTACGTCATCAATCGACATGCAGTTGCTTCTCCTTGTGAAAAGACGGGACGGATGCGCGGGGTAACGCCACACCCGCCCCGCCTCTGTGCGCGAAAACCTGAGAGTGATGCTCAGGTAATGTCCTCGTTCCAGCCCTAAGGGCGCCTAGGGTGGACCTCGGTGTTGATGGCGGTGGAAGTGGTCCGGCATCAAGAGAGGATCGAGGACGGGGAGGAAAGCCATGCAGGGCCTCCATCTACAGTACGCGCGCACTGCCTTACCCGCTGCATTCGGGTGTGAAGTTCCGGCCGGAGCCCCGCCTATAAAGCTCCGCTTACAGTCATTCAGAGTGTTGTCGAGCTTGGCGAAAAGGACGGCCGAAATGGAATGGGTTTGAGCGGGTGGGGCCTGCCATGTTCACCCCACAAAGCGCGCCGAGGGGTTACGGGTGCCGCCTTATCCTTGCGGTCCGGGCCTCGTGCTACGGCAGGCAGGATATCACCGTGTCGCCGCTCAAAACGACAACGCCCGCTGCCTTTCTGGGGCGCGGGCGGAAAAACCAGTGAAGCTACCATGCACTGATTCGCTTCGAATTGCAATGGGCTAGCGAAAGTCAAGCGCTATTTTATTCAATGACCTCAAGCCCGCGCTCTATGACCTCGCGAATGATGGACGTTCGGCTGGGAATACCGCGGCGGCGCTCCCTGATCTTGTCGACAGCCCTCAACTGTCCTGCCGTGAGCCGAACCGCCAATTGCGTCATGGGCTCGCCCTCGATGGGCGGACGGCCGCGCTTGTTTTGGGTGCGTTTGCTCATGGCTTGCATATAGACATCCCAGGAAATCCCGGCAAATCACGAAAAAGTGATCAGATAAGTGTCGATTTCCTATTAACGCATCCCAAAAACATGCTATATTCACTCCATCAGCAAATGGAGGACACCATGACGAACCATCTGGAAATCTGGGAAATGGAAAAGGCGTCGGAAGCTAGCGACCGCGACTGGAACAACTGGTGCCGCCAAGCCGAGATGTTGATGTCGGTCATGCCAGGTTGGCTGGGCGATCTCGACGGGAACGAGGAGACGAACGGTTACTCTCTCGACAGCGCCTACGACGCGTACATGTACGGCATCAGCCCGGCTGAGTATGCCGCCGGCAAGCGTGATCCGCACTGGAGCCACCGCGAAGAAGACCCCGGTATTCAGGCCCATATGGCCACGCCATTTGCAGACAACCACTGACGCAGCGTTCCTTGCTCTACGGCTCACCCTTGTAGAGCAAGACGCCCTGCGCCAGCAGGAAGTAGCACTAGAAACGAGTTGGGCCGGCAAGCTGCGCAAACAGCCCCGGCCCTTTGTGAAACCCATCTCCGCATAAAAGAAGGACATCACACGATGAACTATAAGGCACTCATGTGGGGGTGTATAGCCCTCACAGTAGCATGCTGGGGACTGGCTACCGGCCTGGCTATCGAGAAAGTCCTGGCCGATGGCGTCACCTCCTACACGCTTCTCGCCGCCATGCCGGTGCTGACTTTGGCAATCGGCTGGCTCATCCACCAAGGCGTTTCGGATTTGCGCGAATGGGCGTTCTTCCGGGGCGCTGCCGCCGTGGCGCTGGCTGTGCTGGCCCTCGGCGTCACGCTCCCGAACTCCATCGGCTCTGCCGGCGGGGCGAAGGATACGGCAGTTGCCGAGGCAGAAGCAGCGAACCGGGGCATCTCGTTTGCCTCCGGTGAACTCGCCAAGGCTCAGAAGGACCTCGAGGACGCCAAGGGAGGCGTTCTTCGGGAATGCGAAGGGGCTCCGGCTGTCATCCCTGACAAGACGTGGCCCAAGTGCCAGTGGTGGCGGCGTCAGGTTGAAGCTCACACTCTGGCAGTGTCGAAGTACGGTTCGGCGGTCGTCGCCGCTCCGGTCGTGAAGCAGGCCCTCTCCGGGGAAACCCGGATTGCATGGGCACTGCAAAAGGTCGGGGTTGCAGTTACCGAGAAGGATGTCCAGATGGCTCAGCCTATGGCGCTTCCTGTCGCTGCCGAACTGCTGTGCGCGTTCTTCATGTTCATGGCGTTCGAGTTCCATCGCATGTCGATCTCTGCCAAGTCCTTGAAGTGCAAGACTGTCACCGATGGCAGGGATGTGGCAGTCGTTGGCAGTGATGTCACTGAACCTGCCACAGTTCGGCAGTCGAGTGTCACTGGTGATCCTGAACTTGCGAAGGTGACGGACACCGAGTTGCAGCGTCTCCGGAACTGGTACTTCCTGAGAGATCAGGAGCCGACGCCGGAACCGCCGAAGACCAAGAAGAGGAAGCCGTCGAAGAAAGCCAAGCGCCGCGAGGACGTGATCGCCAAGATCCGGGCTCAGACGCTGGCCGGAAACCGGCCGAGCTTTACTCTGGTGCAAAAGCGCTATCGGTTGCCTAAGGCAACTGCGAGCCGGTATCTGAAACAGGCTCTAAACTAGAGTTGCACAGAGCAACTATCAAGTATCGCTTTACAGTTGGCCCTCGGCAGCGATGTCGGGGGCTTCTTTGTGTCCGGTATCTGGACGGATCCACACCTCGCCCCGTTCATCCACGACCCTAATCAGCCTTGTCGGTCCTTGGAACAGGACTGCTGGCTCAGGGCGTGGGTCCAGTGCCCCACGTTCTGAGGCGCGTTCGCGGGCGAGGAGGGTGGGGTTCATGGCTGCTCAACCTTGTCGAAGACCGTGCACACGCCGAGATTCAGAAGCGCGTCACGGAAGCAAGTCGGGCAGAACCTCGTTCCTTCGTAGATGAGGGAATATGATAATCGCCCGTGCATCTGGCAGAATTGCTCAACCCGTTTCGTCTCCACGTCCACGAGTGCTCCGTCTTCACGTAGGTCATTTTGCATCGGCGTCCTCCATAATCCCTTCCGGATCGATGCGCCGTCCGTCCAACATCGTCGCGGCGATCAGACCGTCACCAGCCTCGCGGCATGAGTTGACCAGAACCAGCGCGAACAGGGCGCTATCGTAGCGGGCCGCTAGCCATGCAAACATCAGCATCCGGCGCACGTTGCCAATGCGCTGCTTGATCTCATCCCAGCGCGTCCACGGCTGCGGGCTCGGCATCTGGAACTCGTAACGACCTCCTCTCACGGGTTGACCTCCCTCGTTCTGACGCGGGCTTCCGCGCCTTTTCTCGGTCTAAGCGTTTTTGGGCGCCACCCTAGAGGACGTGTCAGCGCTTCCTCTACCGTCCAACCACGTTGAAGCCTGCAATGAATAGCGGTGCGGCTGACCCCCGATCTTTCCGCCCACTCATCAATTGTACCCGTCCGCCCTTGGTGCGTGAGGTGCCTCGTAGCGGATCTATTCGTGCCCTGCTCCTTGCGCGTCGCCCAACGGCAATTTCCAGGCTCGTAGTCGCCATCGTTGTCGATCCGGTCGATGGAATACGCCCTCGATGGGCGCTCGCCCATGTCAGAACGGAAGGCGTCGAAATCGTGTCGCCAGCGTTCGCACACCTTGATGCCCCGGCCACCGTATCTGTGATAGTGCTGATGCTCCTCACGCTCGCAACGTTGGATCATCGCGCACCAAAGATCATAGAGAGCACTACGGCTTGCTCCGTGCTTCGTGCGTGCAGCCTTGCACCATACAGATGCCCTTTCACGCGACAGGCACCCGCACGATTTGGTTTGCCCAAACCGCAGCCGTGCGCCGCTCGTGATTGTCTCATTTCCACAATCACACCGGCATCTCCAGCGCGCACCTTGCAGGTTGCAGTCATTTCCTTTCGGGACGAACTCGATTGCCACCAATCTGCCGAACCTCTGGCCAGAAATATCAATACCTTTCCTGACTCGCTTCATGGGCCTACCTGCTTCATATTCGGCACGCGCACATCAGAAAACCGATGACCAACGTTATACCGATAGTAAGCCGAAACTAATATATCTCCGACTGCAATTAATGCTCCTAAGCCTATCATTTCACAGCTTCTTTTATCGTGCAGACTCCCCCAAATATAGCGCCCTACATCCTCGAGCGTCGGTGCCTTGCCGTCCGTCAAGCATTCGCCAAGCACCAGCCACTTGCATAGCGATTGAAGCCTGGGGGGCAAACTCTCCATGACCTCGGTGAACCTGTTGAGCGCCGCAATCTTGCTGGCGTGCGCGTTGCCAAGGCCGCCCATCCTGTCGCCAGCGGAACGCCCTCCGGTCGCGTGGTAGTTGATGATAACTCCCTTCACGTCGGCAGCTTCCGCGTCGGCCACGAGCTGCATAAAGGCAACTTCAGCCTCTGGTCTCCACTTCTGCGAATACTGCTTCACCACGTCCTTGCGCGGCATGTAGCGAACACCGACGTTGCGGACATCCTTGCGCTGGACATCGCCCTTGCGCATGCGTTCGTAGGTCGGGGCCGTGTGCTCCCGCTCCTCCATCTCTCGGCGGTACGCTTCGACGGCTGCCTGAATCTCCGCATCCTGCTTCGCGCGCTTGGCGTTCAACAGGTGGGCAAAGCGTTGGGCTTTCGGGGACGCCTGTAGGGTGGTCGTCAAAGCGTCATCCCCCTAATGATAAGCGTGAGGTCGTTAGCCAGATGCATAGGAGGGTCAAATTTTACCTCGCCAGAGCCT